AAACCACTGTATAATTTAATTAGTTTACATAGACGCGTACAGTCGACGGCCTAGAGACTATGTAGACGGAAACTAGGAGAATAATACTATGGCAAATACAACCTTTTCAGGACCGGTCATTTCTAAAAATGGCTTTATAACTACAGGCCCTGGAGCAACAAAAACAATTAATTCTACTGGCTTAGGTGCTAGCGGTTTAGCTTTAACTGTTAACGACCATGCTGGAAGAATTTTAATTTCACAAGACGCAGATGGTATCTATGCATTACCTTCAATTAACGCTAGCGCTAATGGAGCAACTGCAGGAGCAACTGATTACAACAACCCAAACAACATTGGTGCAAGTTTCTACTTTTATGTAGATACATTAGCAACTGATGTTCAAATCGTAACTGACGGAACTGACAAGTTCACAGGTGCAGCTATGATCGCAGTGGATGATGGAGCTAAAAAAGCTTTCTTCCCTGCTGCATCTAATGATGTTCTTTCTATGAATGGAACAACTACAGGTGGGATCGTTGGATCTGTAATTCAAGTTACAGCGTTAGAAACTGCTCAATACTTGGTGCACAATACTTTGATTTTAGGATCAGGATCTATTGTTACACCATTTAGCGATACGTAATAAATAATTAGTGTGGGGCTTCGGCCCCACATATAAATTTTAAGGAGATTAAATTATGGCATCAATAGGTAATATACAAGCTACGAGATCAGCAGCTGCAGCGGGGGCATCAGCAATTGTTAGTCCACCTGTTAGACTTTATGCTATATCAATAGCATCTGATGGCGGTGGAGCTGGAGTATTAGAATTAACAACAACATCAAACGCTGGTGATACTGTTTTACATACAGATGTCCCTACTGGAGAAATATACACTTTAAATTTTGCAGGTGGGATTGTTTGTCCAAAAGGTATTTACTGTAAGACTAAAACAAACGTCGCTGGATACACATTATTTACAAGTAAATATTCTGGACCAGGGCTAACAGCGGGGTAGTCACATGGGCTTTTTACTTGATGCAGAAGCAACAAGATCTACACTTCTAAGTGTAGATACTACGCTATCAGAAAATATTAACGCAACACAAAATTACATTCCTGTTGCAAGCACTACTAACTTTTCAACTAGTGTTGTTGCAGAAATTGAAACAACTAATGAAGTTGTAAGCTTTACGGATATTAGTGAAAATAATTTTCAGCAGTCACAAACTTTTGACAATGGGTATTGGCAAAAACTTAGATCAACGGTTACAGCAGATGCAACTACCGCCCCCGATGGTACTACAACAGCAGAGCAACTTACTCAAGCTTCAGGTCAAACAAGTAATGGTTTAATTCAAGTTAGCGGAGCAGGTCTGTCTGTAACTAATACCAAAACTTATACCATCTCTATATTTGCCAAAAAAGGAACCAACAGAAATTATCTTATGATAAAAGAAACTATGGGTAGGGGAACTGGAAGCTCTCAATGGTTCAATTTAAATACTGGAGCGGTAGCTTCTGTATCACCGTCCGTAGGGAGTGGACTTACCTCTACTATATCAAGTGTAGGTGATGGCTGGTTCAGATGCTCCATAAAATTTACAGCAGATGCAACTAGAACGGGACAGTGTGGATTTATAGTTTCAGAAAATGATGGCAATACTTCTAATACAGACGATCAAGGTTTTATTTATATATGGGGTGCACAATTTGAAGAAGCATCTACAGCTTCAACTTATTTACCTACAACTTCATCAGTATTAGTTGGTTTAACAGATGTCACTAGAGGCGTAAACGGAACAACTGCAGCATCTGCAAGTTCTGGTGATTCTATTCAACAATTACCTTTTGCTTTTCAACAAGTATTGGCTACAGTTACAAGTACCTTATCTGAAAACATAGATACTACTCAAAATTACGTACCTGTTGCATCAACCTCAGGTTTTGTGACAGGTGTAAATGCTACTATTGAATCAACTAATGAGGTTATAAGTTTTACTACATTAACTGAAAATAAAGCAAAATTTTCAGAACAACTCAATAATGGTGTTTATATTAAAAGTGGTATATCTATAGATACAGATGTTACTACTGCACCTGATGGAACTAGCACCGCAGATAGAATTAAAAGACCAGCTAGCACAGGCACTAAAAATATGTATCAATCAGGTATATCTGTTATTTCTGGTAATGATTATACTTTTTCAATTTATTTAAAAAAAGATAACAATGATTTTTTTCAATTAGGTTTTTTTGCTGCAATAAGTAGTGGATACGTAAATTTTGATCTTGTAAATGGAATTTTTTCTGCTAATGCAGGAGCTTCTGGATCAATGACAGCAGTCGGTAATGATTGGTATTTATGTACTATGACTGCTACTTCTGGTTTGACAGGTAATTCTGGTTTTCAAATATTACCTATAGATTCATATACAGATGCTAGAAACGCTTCATTTACAAATACAACTTCTTACGACACATTTGCATGGGGTTTTTCAGTCCAAGAAAGTTCAAGTTTTCTTTTTTATTTGCCTACAACTGCTAACACTTTAGTAGGTTTAGGAAATGTAACAAGAGGCGTAAACGGAACAACTGCACAAGCAGCTTCTTCAGGAGCAAGTATTTCTCAAACTCCTTCATTAGGAAGTCTTGATATGCCTGTAAGATTAAAAGGCGTTTCAACCTCTTCAGATGGAACTGGTGCAGGAAGATTAACACTTTGTGATAATAATGGCGATACTTTGTGTGATGTAGATATTCCAGATAATAGAGTATATACACTAGAGTTTGGTGGTGGTATAGTATTTCCAAATGGTATCTTTATTTCTAATACAGATAACATAACATCTTATACTTTATACACAGATAAATTTTCAGGAAATGGGTTAACAAGTTAGGATAAATAGGAGAGTAAATGACTTTTTCAGGCACAACTACATTCGAGAAAACATTCTCGATCGATGATATTATAACTGAAGCTTTTGAAAGATTAGGTTTTTTTGATTACTCAGGTAATGACCTGCGTTCAGCTAGAAGATCATTAAACATAATGCTTCAAGAATGGGACAATAGAGGTATTCATTTTTGGCAAGTTAGAGAACACGCTTTTAGTTTAGTCAATGGTCAAAACGAATATGTAATTTTTAGATCACCAAGTGATGGTACTTCTGATGGAATTACAACTACTTTAACCTCTGCAATAAATGCCACTGCTTTAACTATTCCAGTTGCTTCTGTGGCCCAGATGCCTGACTCTGGAAAAATAAAAATCAATAATGAAATAATGCAGTATAGCTCTATCTCAGGTAATAATTTAATTTTATCAGCGGTTACAGATAGAGGAATAGATAGTACAACTGCTGCTTCTCATGCACAAAACGATTCAGTAAATAATTTTGTTAACATGGCTTCAGATCTTTTAGAGTCTAGCTACAGGACTTCTGCTAACGTAGATTCACCTTTATCAAAAGTAAACAGATCACAATATTCAGCTTTTTCAAATAAAACAGCAACAGGTCAACCTTCTCAATATTGGGTTCAAAGATTTATAAATAGAGTATCCGTTACTTTATACTTAACTCCAGGTTCTGATCAAGTTGGTGACTTTATGTATTTTTACTACATACAAAGATTACAGGATGCAGGAGCTTATACAAATGAAGCAGATGTAGTTAATAGATTTGTACCTTGTATGTGTGCAGGTTTAGCTTACTATATATCTCAAAAGAAAGCGCCTCAAAGAACACAAGAAATGAAAATGTTATACGAAGATGAATTATTAAGAGCATTACAAGAAGATGGTTCTTCTTCAAGTGTTTACATATCACCTAAAACTTATTATCCGGAGATCTAATGGCAAAGTTTGCAAAAGGGAAACACGCTTTAGCAATCTCTGATCGAAGCGGATTAGCTTTTCCGTGGAGAGAAATGGTTACAGAATGGAATGGACAATTCGTGCATTACTCAGAGTTCGAACGTAAGCAACCACAACTTGAGCCAAGACCATTTGTTGCTGACCCACAAGGTTTAGAAAAAGCAAGACCACAAGTTGCACCTTTACCTACTCCAGATTTATTGCCAGAAAATCCTATTACTACAAGCGATGTTTTTATTGACGGTAATCGGACTGCTGTTTATGTTGTAACTCAACCTAACAGTGGAATATTAGTAAATGATGTAGTGAGGCTAATGAGTATAAAATCAAATTTATCATCAAGCACAACTGCTTTTCAAATAAGTATTCAAGCATTAGAATTATCAACCACCTTAAAATCTAGCATAACTTCTACAGATACTTCTTTGGCTGTAGATGATAATCTTGGTTTCTATAGAGATGGTGGTTATGTAGTTATTGAAAAAATAAATTCTACAACAGGGTTTTTTGAAAATGAAGTGATTGAATACACTGCTTATAATTCTGTAACAAAAGTATTATCAGGTTTAGTTAGAGGAACTAATGCTCCATTTAGAGGAGTTAGACCTAAAAATACTACAGCTAGTTCCCATGATGCCGGGGCCAAGATATTTGGAGCAAGATTAGTTGATTCTTTAAATGAAACAACTCAAAGTCAAGCAGGGCAACCTTCAACAATAACTATTGCTAATAGTTATAATTTAAAAGAGAATGATGAAGGCACTTTCTTTATAGATACATATGGACCAGGAGGAGGCTTGAATTGTCTCGCAGGTCCTGTTAATAATAACTTCACAAGTACAAATTTATAATTATGACATACGCAGAATTATTACAAAAGATTAGAGACTATACCGAAGTAGATGCAAATGTTCTTACATCCACTATC